GTTGTTGTTGATATGGGCGATGGCCCGGACAACGTTGCGAATTACGTTCTTCTTCGTCGTGGCAAGCGCCACGATTATTTTACTTCGGCTCTGCCTTGGCCGCAGAAGGGTCCCGCGGTTTCTATCCCGATTGGTACTACCGCGACTGTTAAGACTTCTGCCACGGCTCTTGTGACGGGTGCTCAAACTCCGTCGCACTGGTCTTTGGCGTCTGGTGCTGGCGCTGTCGGAAACTGGATGGGTGGTTTCTCGGCAGGCAATCTCGGTGTGAACACCTCGAGCGCGTCCGCTTCGATTGGTACTGCGTACCCTGACAATCTCTTCGCCGATCTGTCTACCGCTGCTGCTACGACTATCAATCAGCTTCGGCAGGCTTTTCAAATTCAGAAAATCTATGAGAAGGATGCTCGCGGTGGTACACGTTACACTGAGTCCATTCAGGCACACTTCGGTGTTGTCTCCCCGGACGCTAGGCTTCAGCGACCTGAATATTTGGGAGGTGGTTCTACCCCGGTTAATGTTAATCCGATTGCCCAGACCTCTGGCACTGGAGCTACGGGTACTTCAACCCCGCAAGGCAGCTTGGCTGCGATGGGTGTCTTTTCCCACTCTGGTGGAGTTGGATTTACTAAGAGCTTTACAGAGCACGGCGTTATCCTCGGTCTGTTAGAGGTTCGTGCCGATCTGAACTATCAGCAGGGTCTCAATCGTATGTGGACCCGTCAGACTCGGTTTGATTATTATTGGCCCTCTCTTGCTCAGATTGGTGAGCAGTCGGTACGTAATGATGAAATCTTTTGTCAAGGTATCACCGCGACTGATCCGCTCACTTTTGGTTATCAAGAGCGTTATGCTGAATATCGTTATAAGCCTTCTATTATTACTGGTCAGTTCCGTTCTAATTTTGCTACTCCTCTCGACTCTTGGCATCTGGCCCAGAATTTCGCGTCTCTTCCTACTTTGAACTCTACGTTCATTCAAGACACTCCGCCTATTGCGCGTGTCGTTGCTGTCCCGTCTCAACCTCAGTTTTTGTTGGACGTTCACTTCGATTTGCAATGTGCTCGGCCTATGCCCGTTTATGGTGTGCCCGGTAATATCGATCGTTTTTAATTCACCGCGAAGCGGCCTGCGCGGAGCGCGCTAGGCCTCTTCCTTTATTGGAAGGCCTCTTCTATGAACCCGCTTACTATGGGTCTAATTGGTGGTGGAGCTTCTCTCCTTGGCTCCATTTTTTCTTCTGCTACGTCTGCTTCTAATACTCAGGAGCAGATTCAAGCCTCTGAGGCTGAACAGGCTACTCAGAATGCTTTTACTGAGCAGATGTCGAATACTGCCTATCAGCGTGCATCTAAGGATATGACCGCTGCTGGTTTAAATCCGGCTATGATGTTTGGTTCTGGTTCGGCTGCTTCTACGCCGTCCGGTTCTTCTATTCAGGCTCCTATGCCGCAGACTACTTCGCCTATGGCTGGTCTTGGTCAAGCTGCTGACAAGATTGTTTCGACTGCCGTTCAGGCTAAGACGTTTGATAAATTGACTGAAGAGATTGGTAATCTTCAGGCTGATCGGGCTAATACTGATGCCCGTACTTTGACCGAGTTAAAGCGTCCTCAGGAGGTCGCTACTCGGACGTCTGCTATCGATGCCGATCGTCGTTTGACTGAGATGCGTCGTGATAACGAGGAAATCGATAAGCAGGTTCACGGTAACGAAGCAACTCGCGCATTGCATGAGCGCGAGATGCGAGAAGCTAATCCGTGGATTGATAAGATGGCGCTTGGTGGTCGTACTGCCAAGGCTGTTGTTGATCCTATTGCAGAGCTTGCTTCCTCTGCGACTGGTGTTGGTCGTTTGTTTAACGATCGCTGGCGCGATCGTTCTGGTACCTTCTCGGACACTCGGTACGGGAAGGGTTATTCTTCTACTGAAACTTGGAGACAATGATGCCCAAAGGTCTTATAAAGCTGGACAACCCTGTGTTTCATTTTCCGAAGGTTGATCATGCGAACGAGCTTCGCGATTGGTATGTTCCTCATGCGGCGGTTGATATGCCGGATGGCGGACCCTCGCTCACGCGTCAGGATCAGGCCGATGAGTGTGACGTCAACAAGATTATGGAGCGTTTCGAAGCGACGGGATATCTTCCGTCTGTGACGGGGCGTGAGCCGATTTATGCTGACTTTACGTCTGTTCCTAATAATATGATGGATGCGATGGCGCAGATGCATCTTGCTACTGATGCGTTTATGACTCTTCCGGCGGTCGTTCGTCGTGAGTTTGATAATGATCCTGCGATGTTTGTTGATTTCGCTTCTGATCCTTCGAATCTTGATCAGCTTCGCGAGTGGGGTCTCGCCAAGCCTTCTCCGAAACCGGCACCTGTGCCGGTTCCGGAGGCTCCAGATCGGCCGGCGCCTGCGCCGGCCTCTTCGGGCGCGCAAGCGCCTCCCGCCGCGGCAGCGGCCTCCCCAGCGGCTCCCGCCGCTGGTCACAGTTAACTCCCTCGATGTAACTGTGTGGACTGACACCTTTTATGGTGTTAGTCCTTGGGTCGCCCGTCCTGGGCGGCCCTTTTTTTTTGGAGTTTCGACTATGAAGCGATCGAAGATGAGCTCTGGTAAGTCAAAGAAACTTTTTTCGCGTACTGCGGCTACGACGCACAAGAAAAACGTTCCGCAGCGGGTCCCGATGCGCGGCGGAATCCGGATGTGACCTATGCCATGCTACGGTCCTCGTACTGGTTATCGTAGCAGGGAGGTCAATGCGTCGGGCAGGCGTTCGATCGTTTGGAGTATTACGGACGCTCATTCGCCTGTCCCGATTGCTATTCCCTGTGGTCAATGTGTTGGTTGTCGTTTGGAGCATTCACGTCAGTGGGCTATGAGGTGCCTTCACGAGAAGAAGATGCATTCTCGTAGTTGTTTTATGACCCTCACTTACAACGACGATCATTTGCCTGAAGGTGGCTCGCTCATGAAGAGCGATCTGCAACTTTTCATGAAGCGTTTGCGTAAAATCACCGGCCCAAAGCTTCGTTTTTATGCTTGCGGCGAGTATGGTGATATCGGCTCTCGGCCTCATTATCACGTCTTGCTCTTCAATTATGATTTCGCTGACCGCAAAGTCTTTAGTGGTCGTAATTCTAAGCATCCTGTTAGCTTGTCTGCTGAGTTGGATGCGGTCTGGTCTGTTCGTGGTGTGCCGATCGGCCTTGCTGTAGTTGGCGATGTTACTTTCGAGTCTTGTGCGTATGTTGCTCGGTATATCATGAAGAAGGTTACGGGTGATCGGTCTGATGATCACTACCTTCGCTACGACGCCGATGGGCGTCCTTACAGGGTTCTTCCAGAATTCACCGTCATGAGTAGGCGTCCCGGTATCGGGACTAGTTACTTTCAGCGTTTCGGGAAAGAGGTCGCTACGCATGATTCCGTCCTTATCAATGGTCACGAGGTTCGTCCTCCTAGGTTTTATGATACTCTTTTGGAGCGTGTTGATCCTGATAGACTCGCAGTTAATAAGTCTGTGAGGCGTCATAAAGCGAAGCTTTTGAAAGCTGATAATACTGGTGGCTTTCATGGTCGTTTGCATGTTAAAGAGCGTATTGCCAAGGCTAGCTTGGCGAGGAAAGCGAGGAAATTATGAAACTTGTTATTTGTGGCATTCTTGACAATGCCGTTGGTGCGTACAATCAGCCGATGTTTTTTCGTACTAAGATGGAGGCTCAACGTGCTTTTATGGATGCTTGTCGTTCTGCTGATAGTCAATTCGCTAAGCATAGCTCTGACTATTTTCTTATGTATCTTGGTACGTGGGAAGATAACGAGGCTAGATTCGATGCCGTCGTTCCGGAACGGCTTATGTCTGCCGTTGAGGCCTTACAGGCTCTCGCTTCCTGAGTGGTATCGGTGACAGTGAAAAGCCCCCTTGCGGGGGCTTTTTTTTTACTTGATCGTCTGTATGCTGGCTTTGCCCTTTTCGAGGGCGTTTTGTTCCTGCTCGTGTGCTTCCTTGATGATCTTGTTTGTTGCTGCTTTCGCGTCTCGTTCGCGTTTCGCGATTGCCAGTTCTAGCGCGTTTACGAGCAGTTCTTTCGGTAAGTCTACTTGGATAGGCATGGTGCTTGTCCTTTATTTGGAGGTACCTCTCATGAGGTCTGGTCAGTCTAATCAACGTCATATGTTTTCTCAAGTCCCTAAAGCTGAAATTCAGCGTTCTAAGTTCGATCGTTCTTCGAACTATAAGACCACTTTTGATAGTGGTTATTTAATTCCGATATTTTGTGATGAGGTTTTGCCCGGCGATACGTTCAAAATGAATGTGCGTACTTTCGCCCGGCTCTCTACTCCGCTGCATCCCATTATGGATAATATGTATGCGGATATGTTTTTCTTTTTTGTTCCGAATCGTCTTATCTGGACGCATTTCGTGAACTTCTTCGGTGAACAGGCGAACCCGACGGATTCGACCTCGTTCCTCGTCCCCCAGGCGCAGTCCCCAAACAACGGTTACGCTAATGGCTCGTTACAGGACTACATGGGACTGCCGACTAGCCCCATTGGTGGCGCTGCTAATTGGTATCTGCATAATAATCTGCATCCTCGTGCTTATAATTTAATTTGGAATCAGTGGTTCCGTGATCAGAATTTGCAGAATTCAGTTGTTGTTGATATGGGCGATGGCCCGGACAACGTTGCGAATTACGTTCT